TAGTGGGGGGCATGATGCAGACTCCCCACCCGCAAGCACCGGATCTTCCGATGGCTGCGGACCCAAGATTGGATTTAACGCCATATCTGTATCGAACTTTAGAAGCTCTACAAAAGGAGATGAGTTATGCAGGACGCTACCGTCCAATCGATCCCACAGACGAGCCAAGTCCCGGCAGCGGTGGCTCCAAGCAGCTACGTGGCTCCAGCTCCGACCAATTACCAGGCGGCGCCGAGCCAAGCTCCAGTGGCGTATCAGGTGGGTACCAGTTACCCCCAGGCAGTTCCGCAGGCGGCCCCCAGTTACCAATCAGCCCCTACGCAGTACGCCCCCCAATCCCAATCGGAGGCCAGCAGCAATCCATGGGAATCGGCGTTCAACAAGGTGGTGAACCTTCTGAGCGCACCAGTTCAATCCCCGTTCCAGGGTCAACCGTCAGCTCCGACTCCACAGTACGCACCAGCGAACTACGGCCAGCAACTCAGCAGCCCAGCTACGCAACAATCGGCGACGCAGACCTGGTCACCCAACCAGGCTTACTCGCCCAGCTCTTCCCAAACCTCCTCGATTCAATCCTTGGAGGACGTGGCCAATCTCCTGGAGTGGAGCCCGGAAACCCGCCACGTGGTAAACGCGTACGGGGTCGAAGCACCCGCAATTCTAAATAATTATGCTCTCCAGCTGGAAAGCATGCTGGATAGCGCCGTTGCTTGGGGCACCAAAGCCCAAGAAACGCTCGGCCGTTATGCAACGTTTGCAACCAACGAGCATCAAGAAAATCTGGCTTACAACGAAATTCTGACCAATCCTGATGTGCTCAGCGATTACACGCTGAAGTTCTTTGGTCCAGAAGGTCCGTACCCCGTGTACGAAAGCGAAGATCAACTTGAGACACGTGGTTATCCCACAGCTCCTGTTCAAGCTGCACTTGGTCAGTTCCCTGCTCCTCCTGCTGCAGCAGCTCCCCAGCAACCTGAAAACTTCTGGGGGACCTTTAAGCAGCAAATGGACATGGATCCCAGTAATGCCTGGCGCCTCCTGAACCAAGCTCAGCCTCAAGTTGTTGCAAACAAACTCTTTGTGATGGAGTGAGGCCATGCGTGGCGCTCTTAAATACGGTGTACCCATCGCTGCCGGTTTAGGCGTTGGTGGGTATGCCCTTTCTCAAGGTGAAGATCCAGGATCTGCCGCACTTGCTGCTGGTGCCGGTTTACTTGGCGGCGCCGCAGGTTTATTGGGAGCACGTGGTCTTGCTGGAAAATATATGCCAGAAGACGTGCAAAATAAGCTCCTTAATGCTGCGGTAAAAAATCGAGAAGGTGGCATGCGGCAAGCTGCTCTTTTACAAGCTGCAGAAGCAGCGGGTAAAGTAAACCCTCGTTCTTTAGGCAAAGCTGCCGCTGCAGGTCTTGTTCCCGCCGCTGCTCTTACCGCTGGTCTCGGTGGTGTGGCACTTGGAGCGATTCCTGGTTCTATGGGTGTTCCAGGTTTTGTTCAAGGTGGAGCAGTTGACCCTGAATCTTACGGTTCTAGTAACTCTACCGGCGCTCTATACAAGACGCCGACAATGCAGTATGTGTAACTTTTAAGTTCACCGTCTGCTAAAATTTTTGTTAGATAAGACACATGTGTCTTTATCTTTCACCCGATAAAAACACTGACACTGGAGGATAAACCAAGGTGTTTATTGATAGCTAGTTCAGATCCTGGTAGGTATGACCTTTCAAGATTTGGTAAATAGCTCCGTGATTGCAATCAAACTTTTCGGCAATCTTTCGATACGACAGACCAGCCTCTTTTAAAGCTTTGATTTGAATCACGTCATCCGAAGAAAACTTCCTTAAAGACTTCTTCGGTTTTCCTTTACTGGCAAAACCATTGTTCTTGTAACAACCCGTTGCCCAGGCCCTTGTTAAATTTTCTTGTTTGGTAACGATCTCAAGATTTTCAAGTCGATTATTTCTCTTGTCATTATCTTTGTGATCAACTTGCAGGGAAAAGTTACTGGTTCCATGAGAACGCAGATCTAATCCCAAAAAAGCAACAGCCATCAAGACATGAAGATGAAAACGTTTTCTCTTTCCATTAACAAGAACTGAAATACGGTCATAAACACTGGTGGAACGAATAGGGATCTCTTGAAAATATTCTTGATTATCGGGATCAAGTCGTTTTTCAAAAGCTTTTCCCTCTTCCGTTAAGTAAAGATTACCAAATCCAGGAACAAGCTTTGGTTCCATGTTGTTCATAAACAAGTTTCCAAAGCATAACATACCTCAACTGAACGCTCAACGTTGTCACCCCACCGAGCAATCGATGGGTGCAAACCGGATGAATTCAGGGAAGCCCTAACGTAAAGACGAGGGTAATCCTGAGCCAAGCCAATCAAGCGTGGTTGGAAGGTGCAGAGACTACTGGGTGTAACACGACCTTGTTACGTAATACCAGATTTAGCGTCCGGCATCCCACAGGGATGAAGAGATAGTCCACCCCTCTAAGAGACTAGAGACCAGGAGAACGATTTTCCAAAAATCTTAGGTGCGGAACTTTATCGTCCCCACCCTGCTTACATTGCCGAGATGGCCGTCGAGCCAGTGGTCGTTCATGACTTCACTCGTCAGCCTGGCCAAACAGTTCAGTTAGACCGCTATAAGTTCTGGGGGACCCCTGGCACCAAGGACAGCCGTGAGCGTATTGCCGATCAAACAATCGGTACCGCCAACAGCCGTAACATCACAAAGGAAAAGGTGTTGGTGGTGCTTAAAGAGTACACCGGCCCTGCTGATCCGGGTGATCCGACCCAGCCTAGCACCTTTAAGATTGCCCGCGAGACCCTGATCACGGCTCAGCGCCTGCTCTTGGACTCTGGCAACCTTAATATGTTCCACCAGTCGATCGGTAGCCTGACGCTGCTCGACGACTATCGCCGTTGGCGCGACCGGGTGTTCCTTGACGAACTCTCGAAAGCCGAAGCCAATGGTGCCGCTTCCACCACCCAAGGTGGTTACTACTTTGCTGGTGGTAAGACCAAGGATTCTTCCGGTCGTATTAAGTACGAAACCGCTGAGTACACTGCCGAAGTTCAGCAGTTCCAGGTTCGCACTGACCTGCTGACCATTGTTAAGGACCTGCGTAAGCGCAACGTCCCGACATTCGCCGATGGTCTGTATCGCTGCATCTGCGATCCTACCTTCATGATGCACCTGCGTCGTGACCCAGACTTCCGCGAGATCGCTCGTTACGCTGGTAATCCTGGTCAAGGCATGTACATGGGCAACCCCATGATGCCTAACAACGCCAGCTTCTACATGGGTCCCCAGGCTGGCCAAGCCTACTTCCTGGGTGGCGAGCCTGTCATGCCTACCGGTGTGCAGTTTGAAGGCGTCAAGTTCTTCGAGTCCACCAACTTCCCGACCAAGAACGTCACTGCTTCGTTTGATGGCGGCTCCACTTATGCTTCCAAGGAAGTTGCCCAAGGTTACTTTTTCGGCCCGCAGTCTGTGGGTGTTGGTATCGGTGGTCCGAATGCTCAGGTCCTCATCAACAACAACGACGATTTCAGCCGTTTCATCATTCTTATTTGGCAACTTTACGCTGGTTTTGAAATTCTGAACAAGGATTTTGTCACGACCGCGTTTAGCTTTGTGCAGGATGACGGCACCGTCTGATCGTTAAACTAATACATCTACACAAAAGGGAAAATAAATGACCTATTTGTCCGCTAAGAAAATCTTCCCAGGTAACTGGGCCGAGCCGCTGAACGGTTGGTACAAGAACATTGATACCAACGACAACGGCACTAATGATGGCTCCAAGGGTGGCCCCACTTCGGTGCTGGCTGTCCCTGGCTATCGCTACTTCCAGCAGCGTGGTTATGTGGCTGTCACCACCACCTCTGGTGCTGGCGCCATTGCTTCCGGCAAAGTGATTGTTCCTTCGCCTTATCGCCAGGACGACACTCGCCCCGACATCACCGGCATGGTGATTTCTGGCAGCACCACACTGCCTGCTTATATTTATCGCGCCACGATCTCCGTCGCTTCTGGCTGGGGTGACGGTCGTGTTGCTTCTGGCATCTACGCTGCTACCGGCAACGTGATCACCTTCGCCACCGGTCTGACTTCGACTGGCACTGTGGGTGAGGCTGTGTCCCAGGCCAACCTGACCTCCACTACTTCGGGTGAGCAGAATGGCGAAATCTTCTTCGCTGGTGGCACTGCTGGTTATAGCACTCAGCCCTTCCTGACTGCTACCGGCGCTACGGGTGTTCTGCCTACCAACGTCTACAAGCAGATCACTGGTGCGGCTCAGTTCTACGTGCAAGCCCGTGAATCGCAAACTGCTACCTCCACATCCGGTGGTTGGTACATCTCCAGTGGTGACGCATCTGCTGGCCGTACTGGTTACTTCGTGGTTGAAGTGTGCTACCTCCAGCCTGACGAAGCTCCTGGCTACGAGGACATTGATGGCTACCTGCTGGGCCGCACCGTCAGCTGATTAGGTTAAACTAGGACCAGGTAAATACTGGTCCTTATGACAACCTCTCCAGCAATGCTTTATCAGCATAAAAAAACAGGTGCACGTGTCAAAGTTGTAAGCGAATGGGATCAAGGCGATTGGTTCATGGTCGAAGATCAGGACGGTCGCCTTTTCACTGTTTACAAAACTGAGATTGAACCTGATGAAGAGGCAACCAAAAAAGTTAAGACTCTTCAAGTAAAAGATAAAGCAGCAAAAGAGGAGCCGCGTACATTCCCACCCGACCATCGCTTAAATATCAACTCAGCCACTGCCCAAATGATCGCTGATCACATCAAAGGCATTGGCTTAAAGACAGCTCGAGAGATTAAAGATCTTCAGATGTCCTTGTCGGGTGAAAGGTTTCACAACCTCGAACAGCTGAAACAGATTAAGCGTGTTGATTGGGACGCAGTTCTTGCCGCTGACTTAATCCGAGTATAATAAAGTTTCCATACTAGGATGACCCCCAGTTTTCTGGGGGTTTTTATTTTAAAATTAATTCATGGCAAATATCACACGCATAGGACAGCTTGGTTCCACGGGTGTTTCCAGTGGCCCACATCTTCACGCGTATGTAAGAAATCTCGAGACAAATCAATACGAAGATCCTGGCATCCATAGAAGCAAATTTTTAAATGTTAGGGTCGGACCAAATCGCGTTCCTAAATATATTGATGACGGCAAAGGTGGATTGATTCTTAACCCAGCCGCAGGTCTTACAATGACATCTGGCTGGGGTCCACGAAATACCGGTATCCCTGACGCCAGTACTGATCATCGTGGTCGTGATTATGCAGGCAAAGAAGGAACTGATATTTTTGTCGAAGGAAACGTTAAATTCATCCCCAGACCTGATCAAGGTGGTCTTGGTAATGTTGCAGCATGGTTAACGCCAGATCAAAAATATGAGCTTGGCTACGGCCACATGAAAAGCCTGGGAGAGGCATCTGATCTTACAAATACAACAACTGCGCAAGCTCCAGCCGAAGCAAAAGGGAATCAGTTTGAAACACTGCTGACAGGCCTTCTTTTAGGTATGCGCGCTGGCGGCAGAGAAACACGACAAGAAAGTTTTGAAACTAAATTACAGCGTGACTTGGTTAATCAATTATTCCAACCTTCGCAAGAACAGAATTTTTTGAATTCTTTTATTGCGTCTAGCCTGCAATCAAATCCGTTTACTGTGCCCAATATTTTAGGTTAATTCATACCATTTATAATAATTAAGACGCAAGAAGGACTGTGGAGCTTAGCGACTACGATAAAAGTAGAGTCCGATATCATTTGGGCTACTTCACAGTGTCTGTGCCAGCGGGTGATTACGCTCGTCTGGAAGAAGCTCTGAATACCATTCCGGATTCATACTTCTACAATAAAATCATCATCCAGATTGGACGATGTGACACAGCAGAGAAGAAGACGGAAGTGGCGACTTCGCCTTCGACTCGGTTGGAGAGCATTGCTGGTGACGTTGACCGTACAATTCGGTCAAGTAATGCCAAGGAGGCTCTCAAGGTTTGGGATGAAATCTATCTCTACGAGACGAATCGATTAGCCCAAATTCTTTACGTTCCTAATTACAAAGATCCGTTCCAGGCTCGTTACCGTTACGAACGTTCTGGCGCTGAATTTATCCAGGCATTACCTGGTCCAGCTGATACGGCTGTTGGTTCTAGTCTTTATTTAAATGAGGTTTGGCGGTAATGGCTGAAGGTCGTTGGATCAATGTTCCAGGTAAAGGCCGTAGGTGGCAGCAGCCTAGCGGTGAACTTATGATGACAAAGCCTGGTTTCGGACAGGGTGAGTTTTTCCAAACCAGAGCATCTCAACTCCTGGGAGGCCTCGGAGGAGCTTTAAGTGGTTTAAATTCCGCTTTTGGAGGCATCCCTGGAAATTATTATTCTCGCTATCGGCAGGGAAGTCCAAGTATTCCGGCAACAGCACAAGATACTGGAATGTATGGGCGTTATGTCCCAGGATCTCAACAACAATCTTTTTCGAGTACTCCTTCCGCAGCAGAACGCGCTTATCAACAAGAGGCATCTCGCGTCGCTCAATTGACAGCGCAAGACCCTGAACTTCAACGTTATGAAGCTGCTCGTCTAAAAGCTGTTGCACCTGGCGCCACACCAGAAGCAGTTCAGACCGCTGAGGATATCGGCATGCAGATGTGGGCTAAAGCTAATCCCACTCTTGCTGCAAAAGTTAAGCCTGGTCAATCTGGTTACGATGCGATTCGGGGTGTTGTTGCTGGTAATGCAGCACGTTCTGGGTTTGGCTTCACAACTCCCCAGCAATTGTTGACAACACCTCCTCCAGGCGTCGAATCTCCCCAAGGCCTTCCCGCAGTTACTTCATTTGGTACAACTCAAGCATTTGGTCCTAATGCAGTCAATCTTGATCCAGAGTTACTTAAAAAATTCCAGGGTCTTATAAACCAAGCTAATATTTGATTTCTTGGCATTGCTCTGCATGTAAGTCCAACCCGCTGGATAACGAATCTTTGATTCACGGAGGCCAGTGTTGTTGCTTTAAACCGATGATTCTCTGTCCTAATTTTGTCAAACGTCTTACTACCAAGCTCAGTTTAGTTCTTGCGCTGCAAACTATCTTTGCTCCTGGTCTCAAGGCGGAGTCAAATTGGGTAGGAGGTTGTTAATATGGCTGACCGCAAATTTTACGAACAATTCAGGCAAACACCAGAAGCTCAGGCTTTGCTTAGAATGCTTCGTTTTGCGGAAGGCACTGAACGCGGTGGGGCTGATTCTTATCGCGTAATGTTTGGTGGTTCGCTGGCTCCAAATCTCCAGCAACATCCAGACAAAGTCATGAGAGGAAGAAGCACCGCAGCAGGTGCTTATCAATTCCTTACGCCAACCTGGAAACAACAACAGCAAAAATTAAACCTCGGCTCGTTTGGCCCGCTGGAGCAGGATATTGCCGCTCTTGACCTTGCTCGCCAACGCACTCTTGGTCTTGGCGGTTTATCTTATCTGCAGAAAAAAGGTTTAACACCTGAATTTGTTGCAGCACTAGCACCTGAATGGGCGTCTCTTCCAACGTTGGCGGGTCGCAGCGCTTATGGTCAACCAGTCAAAAGTTTTTCTTCGTTAGAAGAGACTTACAAAAAAGGTTTAAAACCCTTAGCCGGCTCGGCGCCTGCTACGGAATCTCCTTCAAGTAATGAGATTTCAAGTGCAGACTTTTTAAAAGAGTTTACCAATGCACTGCTTGGTGTAGAAGAGAAACAGCCGACTATTACGGAGATGATTCAGCAACGCTTGTTAAAAGATTTGCTGGCGCCACAACCAACAGGGCTAGAATTTCTTTCTGGTTTGATTTAACAAAGTATTTGATTAGCCCAAACCAGTTAGAATACAAACAACAATAACGTAAATAACAGTGAGCTCGACATCTACAAACAAGCAGCCACTTCTTGTTGATCGCCCGTTATACGACACGGTTCGTGTAACAACACAGACTGTTGGCAGTTCGTCTGCTAATACCTTGTTTGTGCAAGGTGGACAGGCTCCATCCATCTTGGTGGACATGGATGCCAACCTCAGCGAAGATAATAACAGTGGCGGTGTTGTTGATTCGATCACCATTACACGCAACGATTTTTATCGCGCAGCTGATTACACCGTCAATGTATCGACGTCTGGTACGCCCATCTCTTTGGTGAGCGGCCAGATTGTCTTTGTTTCTTCTACGGGTGTACTAACAGGTTCCGGTGCACCTTACAGCGGTTACGGTTATTACACATACACCGGTACTTCTACGCTGACAGGTGTCAATACGGCACTTAATTATTCGGGCGCCAGCACTTCTGGCTTTGAATACAAAGGCGTTGCTTACGGTTATCAACCAGCAGTAACCTTTGTTTTTTATCAGACACGTAATACAACTGTTCCAATCCCTGGCTCGGGTGATTACCGTGTGCTGTTTGCCAAGACAGTCCCTGCCAACAGTGGTACGGTTGATTGCTCTGACGTAATGCCACAGCTTGCAGCGCCAGTAATGCATGCCGGTAACACAAATGGTTTAGGGGCTACGGCTCCTTTACGCAACAAAGGCATCTACCTGGAACGGGGCGACCGTATTTACGTAGGTGTTTTCCCAGATGCTGCAAATCCATCTGGCTATACACCAGGTGCTCACATTATTGCTCAAGGCGGATTCTTCTAATCCATGGGTAAATCATCAAATGGTTTCGGCTCATTTGGTGGATTCAGTCAGGCAATAACAAAAGATCCATTTAAACTGAAGCCGATTACAACTGAGTTTTCCAGGGGAAGCGTACCGAATTCTATCTATTCGGCAAACCGTGAATCCGCTTGGACGCGTTGGCGCAGGGGCTACGAAATAGCAACTGCGTCTTTGCATGACAATAATTACGTTTATAACTTTAAATACACTGTCCCTTTTGCATCAGGCGTATTGCCACCCGGCACTGAATACCCAGACATCAACGGAACGTTTGCAGGTTTTCCCACTACGAATAAAGAGTTTGGTATTCATTGGGCTGGCACCAAAAAATCTGGCAGTGTACGCTTTGACCAGGTTGACGGTTATTCCGTTTTAGTAACCCAATATTGGCTTGATGCACAGTTCACTGACTACGAAAATATTGGCCAATGGTTAGACGATGATGCAAAACAACAAAGCTTTGATTTGTACATTGAATCCGTTACAGAAGACAATGATTATTGGTATGTAAAGCTCAATGGAGCCTGGAGTTCAGGTAATAAACTTCCACCTCCTTTATACGTTGATATCAGTCAAGCAATCGAAGGTCTAAAAGCATTAAACGGAGAAGTGCTTGAAGATCGTATTTTGGAAGCAAATGGAGAAATTATTGACAGGGATACAATCAATCCAATAGAACAAAAACGATATGGCTATGTGCAAGCCGTATTAGTTGATACGAATGAAGAGACGGGTATATTAAAGCTTCGCAAGGCTGGTTCCGTCGAGGCAACTCCTGACCGTGCTTTGGTTACGCCTTCAACAAGGCCTCCAAATGTTGGAAGATATTTTATTACAGGCGCTAGGTACTGTTGTACGTGTCAGGATTTTACGCGTCGTGAATACAGCTACATGATGGATCTAGGGAAAAGCAACAAAAAAGCTTTTCCTCGTAGTGCTATTTCCAGCGTTAAACCCGGTCGCAATGAATTGCTCAAACGACTTGGCATTGTTGATAATGCAGCAATGACTCAAGCAGATGTCGATCGTATTCTTGAAATCATTGCTCCAAGTGAAAACCTGACTGTCCCTGGTACTGTTACTGATGCAACATCTGTTGATTTACGATCTGCTCGCGACAGCCCTGGTGTTTACTCGGAATTTGGTTCTTTGTACTTACGTACTACCAGCAATCCAGGATTAACAGGATCCACGGCAGAAGGCATGCCGTCTTACGAAGATTATGCTGCAACCAATAATGTCATCACTTCTTTGACTGATATTTGGTCTCCAGTATTAGATGAAATGCGCTACTGTAAGCATATTTACGCCCTTCGGTTTCAAGATGGTGTGTTCCCTCCAGAGCCGTCTGATTTCCCTGTTGAAATTGAAAGCATGGCAAGTTGGGAGCAAAAGCTTGTTGACGAATACGAAAAAGATCATCGTGCAATTACAAAGGATTTAGCGGCACGTGCGCTTACATATATGGATGTTCCGCCTTACAACTGTCAGTCACAAGTAATGCAACCCATGCTTCAAAGATTGTTTAATATACCACTGAACTACATCAAGATTGATGGGTTTACTATGTACGACAAAAACAATTTGTCATACGTTCCAGCGCTTGGAGAGAAACCAAGCCAGTGATAGTAAAATGATTAAAGCACAGGCGTGATAAAGAGCAGGCGTGTTATTACTTACCTCAGTTAACGACATTATTCGAGTTGTTGCAACCGATGCAACTCAACTTGAAATACACGCCTCTTACGTTGATAACGTCTCGGGTGTTGTAAGTCCTGGCAGGCAGAATACAAGTGTTATGGTCAGTGGCACAACAACTGTTGTCACTGCGCCAGCAACTGGGGTTCAGCGCAATATCAGAACAATGGTCATCCGTAATGATGACCCATCTAGCTCTAATAATGTCCGTGTTGATCACACGGACGGAACAACAGTAACAACGCTGTGGTACGGCAACCTCTCGGCTGGAGAAGAAGCAATCCTCAGTCAAGAAGGCACCTGGCATTCTTATGACGTCCAGGGCCTGGAAAAGAACTACAACATGATTGGTGCCACCGGTGCTGCCGGTGATCCCGGTGGTCCAACTGGTGCTACAGGCCCCGTTGGTGCAACTGGTGCAACAGGTGTTCAGGGAACAACAGGCCCCACAGGCGCTACTGGTCCTTTAGGTCCTACGGGTGTTACCGGCGTTCAAGGTGCTACAGGGCCAACTGGTCCGCAAGGTACAACAGGCCCTACGGGTGTCGCTGGTCCCACCGGAGCTACTGGTACACAAGGCTCTACAGGTGCAACAGGAGCACAAGGTTCAACCGGTGTTCAAGGTGCAACAGGTGCTAATGGCGCCACAGGAGCAACCGGAGTCCAGGGCTCTACAGGTCCCACAGGGGTAGAAGGTCCCACCGGAGCTACAGGTGTCGCTGGAGCTACTGGAGCCACAGGTTCTCAAGGTGCCACAGGTGCTACTGGCGTTCAGGGTGCCACCGGAGCTACTGGAGTTCAAGGTTCCACAGGCCCAACAGGTGTGGGCAGCACAGGTGCTACTGGCGTGGAAGGACCAACCGGTGCTACTGGCATCCAGGGTTCTACAGGTGCCACAGGGGCTGGAGTCACTGGTGCAACCGGTGCTACAGGTGTCGCAGGTGCTACTGGTGCTACTGGTGTTGCGGGAACTACCGGAGCTACTGGCGCTACGGGTGTTGATGGTGCAACAGGTGCTACAGGTATTCAAGGTGCAACTGGACCGACTGGAGTACAAGGTGCTACGGGTGCCACAGGCGTACAAGGAACAACAGGCCCAACTGGTGTTGGAACCACTGGTGCCACTGGTGCAACAGGTGCAGCTGGTATTTCAGCATCTGGACGTATTTGGTACTTCTCTCAAATTAACTCAGATATCAGTGGATACGAAAGCTTAATTCCTGATATTCCCGACAGCGCACCACAGGATGACATGACTGCTGTTGTTAACAGCACCAGCGGTGAAGTCTTAATTGAAGAATTTGCAACTGCATCAGGTGATCCAAACTTAGAAGAATTACCTACAGGGGAATACACAATCCGGTTTTGGGCTTACGTTTCTGATGCAGCCGGAGATTCGCGACTTGTTTTTCGCATTTACAAGCGCGACACAGGAGGGACTGAAGTTGAAATTTTCTCTGTAGAGTCCCCTCAAATTGACGCTACCGCCGAAAATTACTATACAGAACTCAACGTTTTAACGACTCCATATACTCCGCTTAGCACTACAGATCGAATTGTCACAAAGGTTTACGCTAAAACAACAAATACAAGTAACACTACAGTCCACTTCCTGCACTCTGGAACAACACCAAGTTCCTGGCTAACAGCCATCACTCTTGGTTACGTCGGTCCTCAAGGTGCCACTGGACCCACAGGTGTCGCAGGTCCCACAGGTGCAACCGGTGCCACAGGTGTTGCTGGCTCAGATGGTGCTACAGGAGCTACAGGTGCTACTGGTGTTGGTACAACTGGTGCCACGGGAGCTACTGGTGTTGCAGGTGCTGACGGAGCCACAGGTGCTACAGGTGCTACAGGCGTAGGTACTACTGGTGCTACTGGACCCACAGGCGCCACTGGGGCTACAGGTGTTGCTGGCAGTGATGGTGCCACAGGAGCAACGGGCGCTACCGGTGTTGGTACCACGGGAGCGACTGGTATTCAAGGTGCCACTGGCGCAACAGGAGCCACGGGTGTCACTGGAGCTGACGGTGCCACTGGTGCCACGGGACCTACAGGTATTCAAGGTGCTACCGGAGCTACTGGCCCAACTGGTACGGCAGGAACAAATGGTGCCACAGGAGCTACGGGTGCGACGGGAACTGCTGGTACTGACGGAGCTACTGGCGCTACAGGTGCAACAGGAGCTACGGGTGTTGGCACCCCTGGTGCTGATGGTGCGACAGGGGCTACCGGAGCAACAGGCCCAACTGGTTTGACGGGAACAACAGGTGCTACTGGCCCCACAGGCGTTGGTGATCCTGGTGCCACAGGCGCCACGGGACCTACTGGAGCCACGGGACCTACTGGTGTGACAGGCGCCACTGGCGTTGCAGGGGATCCAGGCGCCACTGGAGCTACAGGCCCTGCTTCTCCTAAAGCAATTACTGTAATTAACCCAACAACAAGTGAAAAGATTCCACTGTTTTATACATCTACTGCAATTACAATTAGCCACGTAGAATCATTGGTTGCTGGAACATCCCCTAGCGTTACTTTTAACATTCGCCATAATGCTGATTTCAGTACAACAGGCACGCAGTTGATCAGTGGTGGCGTCACGACAACCAATACAACAACAGGTACGGCGACAACAACATTTGACAACCCGTCTGTTACAGGTGGTAGTTTTGTGTGGCTAACAACAACTGCGACCGCTGGTACAGTGGATCAATTTCACGTCACCGTTCTGTTCTGACTTATGACTGCCTGGACACTTGTTGCCGTTGGCGCAGCTTCTACAGCAAACGGCGGAAACCTTGCCATCACACTTCCGGCAGGTGGTCAGAAGGGGGATTTATATGTAGCTGTTATTGCGTACAGGAGTAACGTTGGTTTTACAGCACCAGCCGATTGGGCAATCCACGAAACTCAAAACACAGGCAATACCAGTACAACAGCTAGCACGTCAATTGGATCTGGTTTAATTGCATCAATTGTTCGCGGCGATGCAGCACCGGCTAACACATTTACAAGAACAGGTGGTGATATTGGGCTTGGCCGTATCTTGATTTACAGGGCAAGCAACGGCACACCCAGATTTATGGCGTCTTCTTCCAGTACTGCAGCAGCAAACGCAACAGCTCTTTCAACTGCAGCTATCAACGTAACAAGTAAAGACACGTTGATCGTTGCCGGATTCTGCGGTGCAGATAACACTACAGTTTCTGCATTTGACGCCACGGATCCAAGTGTAGCAAGTGGCGCAACAAACACAACAACACAACCAACTGCGAATACCTGGTACGAACGTGCCGATTCAAATACCAACCTTGGTGCTGACACAACGCTTGGC